AAACAATGACGATTATACCGCATACTCTTACGCACTCGCTGCGTAGACTATAGCCGAGTTAGAGGGTAGTCCTCCGGCCAGTCGCTTGGGAACAGAAGAACTGGCCACCACACACATAACACACACAGAAAGGAACAATATGGCTAATCCATATGAACTAAGATTTAGACTTTTGGAAATGGCACAGGGCTATCTCCAGGAAAAACAATCAAGAAAAACAGAGTTTGGTTACCAGGCCTGGGATCTTGCAAAAGAAAATGGTAAAGCAACTATGGAGGTATGGAATGACCTCCAGCCTGATTCATATTCCATTGAGGATATCAAGAAGAAGGCAAATGAACTCTACGAATTTGTAGAGAAGCAATAATAACTCTAAGTGGGATCAATTAAAGAAATGTCAACTTATAAAGGCGGATACAGGTCAGAAGTTGCGAGGTACGAACTAGCTCCATACGAAAGAACTGAATACGAAGAATATTTAAAAGCATTTGATTTAACAGCTTTAAAAGGCCGAGTTGATAGGGGTGAACCTAACCCGATTGATCCCGCTTATGGTGGAATAGGATATACATATTTTTTGCCTGAAGCAGAAGATTTGGGTAGAGTTAAAGTTACCCTTGTTGATAATGAATGGAATTTTGAATGGGAAGATAGAAGATAGATGGATAGTCAAAGAATGAAAGATTGGACGGTATTGACATTGGCATTGGGTCTAATGGGTTTGTTGTTGGTTATTACCATAGGGGATTTTTATGTGGCACTTGAAGAAAAACGTCCAGTAGATGAGTCTGTAATAAATCTTTTGAGTATGGCGGTTACAGGAATTGTCGGTATCGTTGCTGGTTACGTAACAGGTAAAAGTAATAGTGAAGGACAATAATGGCTGAATACAAAAATGACAATCCTTGTGAGTTTATTTACCACATAACAGCAATAGAGAAAGTTGTAGATGGAGATACTGTTGATGCAGTTATTGATTTGGGTTTCGATGTTCGGTATTGCGGAAGGGTCCGCTTGTTGGGAATTGATACCCCAGAATCCAGAACAAGAGATTTGGAAGAGAAATTTTATGGAAAGATCTCAACGGCCGCTCTTAAATCATGGGTACATTGGGCGGTCATGTCGGACAGGGACGATATTGAAATTCAATTACGATGCCCAGAAAAAGACAGTAGAGGTAAATTCGGAAGAATCCTCGGAGAACTCTGGATTAATTGTACCGCAGATGGAGAAAGCTTTTCAGGCTGGACCAATGTAAACAAATGGATGTGTGAAGCTGGATATGCTGTTGGATATCATGGTGGAAGTAAAGAGGAAATTGAAGCAGAACATATGAAAAATAGAGTACTCCTTGAAGAACGAGATGGAGTTAAATATCAAGAACATAGTTAAAAAGAATAATGGCAAAAGAATTTAAAGAATACCTACAAGAATCAAGTCTATCTAGACTATGGAGTCACAACGAAAAACATGATTGTGGTGCTATGACAGCGTTCCGTACATCTGCGGATTGTGGTGAGGGTGAGAAGTATACAAAGGCCGATAATAAAAAACGTAATAAATCCTTGTTAGCAAAGATAAAATCAAAAGGATATGGAGCAACTACCCTAAAAGGTAAATATCCTGAAGGTGGTAAAGAAGCTAAAGAGATCAGTTATTTTATTGTTGACCTAGAAGATGGTGGCAATTTAGAAAAGGATATGAAGAAATGGGGGGAAGAGTTTGAACAGGACAGTATCCTGTATGTTCCAAAGGGTGCTATTCAAAACAAATCAAAAGCACATCTGATTGGAACTAATCATTGCAAGAACAGCTTCTTAGGTTACCACAAAACAGATATTTTCAGCAAAGGTAAGATGGGATATGACTCCCCAATCTATACTTCTTATGTGAATGGTAGACCGTTTATATTTGAGGAAGTCGGAGACACATATCATAATCCAGGAAATGGAATGGGATGGTGGGCATTACATAGAGAAGCTAAAAGGCATTGGAGTAAAATTGAAATTTAATGGAGAAGCATAATGAATGATAAAACCTTAGAAGACCAAACATCAGCAATCGAGAAACGTAAACGATGGAACTTTATCGCCAGATTCTTTTTAAGTGGTGTTATATTTTTTGTATTTTTCGTTTTACTTTATGTGCTATTTTATGGCGAATTAGTTAATGATACTTACAGGGACATAATTAATATTCTGATAGGAACATACGTTGCCATCTTAACGAAGACCACGGATTACTGGTTCAAAGAGAAAGATGATCCAGAACATAAGGAGTTAGAAACTCTGAATGCAAATGGTGCACCGTTATAATGGCGAGTATTAAAATGAATAACTCTATGAGATTCATGGAAAACATTGAAGAATTGGTGCAACGAACAAAGATGACTTACATCGATGCAGTTATTTATTATTGTGAAGATAATAAGTTAGAACCCGAAACCGCTGGTTCAATGGTTGGCGGTAAACTTAAACAACACATACAAGAAGAAGCAGAAGAACTTAACCTTATTCAGAAAACCTCAAAACTACCGATCTAGGGGCTTGACAAATCGGGAAAGTATGTTATAATATAGTTATATACATGAAGATTTAAGTGGATATGTCGTTTAATAAATCAATATAAATCGCAATACAAATAATACAACGCAATACGAAATATACGAAAGGAAAAATATGTCGTTCGCAGATATGAAGAAAAAACGTGGAGATAAACTCCAAACCCTCCTAAAAGAAACTCAAAAGATAAACCAAAAATCAGGACATCAAGGTGATGATGATCGTTTCTGGCGTCCAGAATTGGACAAGTCTGGTAACGGTATGGCATTAGTTCGTTTTCTGCCAGCACCAGAAGGTGAAGACCTGCCATGGGCACGTTCATGGAATCATGGATTTCAAGGACCCGGTGGATGGTATATCGAAAACTCTTTGACCACACTTGGTCAGAAAGACCCCGTGAGTGAATACAACACACAACTTTGGAATTCTGGAATTGAAGCAAATAAGGAAATTGCTCGAAAACAGAAACGGAGACTTACCTATGTCTCTAATGTTCTTGTCATTAAGGACCCCACAAATCCTCAGAACGAAGGACAGGTTCGCCTGTACAAGTATGGAAAGAAAATCTGGGACAAACTTAATGATCAAATGAATCCAGAATTTGAAGATGAAACTCCCTGCAATCCATTTGACCTGTGGGAAGGTGCAAACTTCAAACTGAAAATCCGTAAAATCGATGGTTTTTCGAATTACGATAAGTCAGAATTTGAAGCTACTACTCCTTTGAATGATGATGATACTAAAATGGAAGAAATCTGGAAAACCGAACATCCCTTGTCAGAGTTTACTGATCCAAAGAACTTCAAGACCTATCCGGAACTGAAGGAAAAGTTGGATCGTGTTCTGGGGATTACAACTGGAACTGCCGAAAAGGATGATGTTCCTTTTGACGGTGGGAAAAGTTTCACTCCTACACAAGCTGCAGCAGCTTCAGCAACCGCTGAAACTGACACATCAGAAGAGTATTCCTACTTCTCAAAACTCGCCGAAGGCAATTAATGTCGGATAATAATACTAATACTATGTACGGATTTCTTTTTTGTGTCTTTATAGTTAGTCTATCTGTAGCATGTTGGGGTTCGCCTGACTTGATTGATGCTCTAATATACAACCTTTCAGACGGTTACTACAAACCTTAACTAAGTTGGAAATAATCTATGCTCTGGATGAAAATCCATATTATGTGGATTTGGGTCTGGAAGTGGCATCATCATGGACTGATTCGAATTGTTCACTATGGTTGAACTTGATGCATCAGTGATTGTTGGTCCTGTCTGTGACGCTGCCAGAGCATTTGCTTCCATTTGTCCAGCTATTAGAGATGGACCAGTTTGTGGATACATTGGAGTTATCGCACCAGCATCAAGGGGTTCTATTGGAATCTGCTCCCACACCCCCCTACTTATCATCTTACCCCGCTTAAATTTTTGTTCCGGTACTTCTTGTTCCGGTTCTGTAAGTTGATCTAGCTCAGCCTTTGAATCTTCAAACCAGGCCTTGTCTTCTTCTTTGCTCCTCCTCTTTTTTGTTACTTTCCTATCAGATTGAAAAAAGTAACCACCTTCCTGTGGAAGATATGTCCAGCTTCCTGACTCTCCTTGATGTGTCCCTTTTTGGACTAGTTTATTACTTTCAAGTTCAGGTGGTTTTTTTGTTTGGAATCTTTCTACTGCTGATACTTCGTACGTACTTCGAACCTTCTTTACTGGATCTTCAAACTTTGGAATGTCTATCTTTACTGGTTTGAACACCAATGGTTTAATTTCCGGTATCACGATTTCTTTCAATACTGGTTGTAGAGACTCCTTTGATACCCGCGATGTAATAAGCGGAGATTTGGTCGCTGCCTTATTAGTATCTTCCTGAACTTTTAATCCTTTTTCTGATGTCTCTCTTTGTTTTTTTGTTTCAGCAAGCATTGCTGCAGCATCTGGAAACACCATCTTTGGAATTATAGGACTCTTTTTTTCAGTTACTTCTTTGGTTTCTTCTCCAACTTTTA